AAATCTGCACACTTTGAAAAAGGTGACTTGCTTGCTGGTGACTTTGATAATCTTATCTATGGTGTTCCTTACAACATCAACTACAAGATTTCAGAAGAAGGTCAGATTTCTACCATCACAAATGCTGACGGTACACCAATCAATCTCTTCGAACAAGAAATGATTGCCATCCGTGCCACAATGGATATTGCAGTGATGATCACCAAGACAGATGCCTTTGCCAAATTGACACCTGCTGAACGTGTCTAAAAAGAAAGGAGCTAACTCATGGCTTATATCGTAACTAAAAACATCCTGGACACTAAGGATAATAATTACCTTTATGAGAAAGGTGAAACTTATCCACGTCCAGATTTGAACGTATCTGACAATCGTATAAAGGAACTGCTTGGTAAAGGTGTCATTGAGTCTAATGGTGCTGAAGGGGATTTGTCCCCAGATACCAAGGCAGAAAGTGATTTGAGTACAAAGGAACTCAAAGCCAAACTGGATGAGCTTGGTATCAAATACGGTTCCCGTGCTAGCAAGGACGAATTGAAAGCCTTGCTTGATGGTGCTGAAGGGGAGTAATATGACAGATACCCAGCTTGCAAAAATCAAACGTCGGTTGGGTATTGCCCCTGACGATACAGAAGAAAAGGCCCTCATTGAAGACCTGGTTGATGATGCTGAAAGTTATTTTAAGCTCTTGACAGATACAACTGAAATTGATGCCAAATACAATTTCATGATTGAGAATGTGGTTTACAAGCTCTATGGTCGCAAAGGCTCTGAAGCCGTGACCTCTGAGACTGTGGACGGTTATTCAGTCACCTACCAGGAACTGGATGACCTCTTTAAACCCTACATAAAAATTCTGAACAAGGATTTTGGTCTTGATGGTTCTCTAAGAGAGAAAGGCAAGGTGATGTTTCTATGAAGACACCTCACCGCATTACCTTGATCAGGGAAGCCGAACAGCCAAAGTACAATCCTGAAACAGATAGCTATGAGGCTGCTGAAGGTCAAAAAGAAGTTGTGCCCTGCCTGGTCAACTTCATCCAACAAGCCAAGGTCTTGAAAGAGTATGGCAATCAGACAGATGTTGTCATGATTTGCCGTTTTCAGCAAGCACAAGAGCCGTTTCAATCAGCTATCTATGATGATGGTAAGTACATTCCTATGGATCAGATTGATGCCCCTATCAAGGGAGCTGTCAGGCTCAAAAAGGTAGGTGGTTGATATGGCTATCAAGTGGCAAGGCATGGAAAAGTTGGTTGCAACCATCAGCAACGCTCATCCAAAGGCTGTAGAGCAGTCTTTGGAAGTCCTGAAGAACAACGGGGAAAAGACGAAGGCTTTGGCTAAGAAGAATGCACCAGTCGATACTAGTTTTCTGAAAGACCATATCACGACATCCTATCCAGGTATGGAGGCTCATATCCATGCTGAGGCTGGGTATTCTGGTTATCAGGAATACGGGACCCGTTTTCAGTCTGGTACACCTTTTATGCGTCCAGCTGTTGAAGAGATTCAACCTCAATTCCAAAAGGACATGACCGATGTCATGAAAGGAGCTTTCAAATGACCCCTAACCATGCATTATTCAGACGGCTGTTTGCTATCAGTAACATTAGGGTTGCGACCTGTGATTTCTTGCCAGATGCAAAGAGTGCTTATCCCTTTGTATACATAGGCGAAAACAACGGCACAGAAAGCCCAAATAAGGACCTTCTGGGAAGATTAAGGCAAACTGTTCACCTCTATGGTTTGAGGGAGGATAGAGCTAACCTGGACGATATTTCAGCCTATTTAGAAAGTGAGGTCAAGCGTGCCCATGATGGTTATGATTACCACCTACACCATGCTTCAACCTCTAAGCAAATTATCCCGGATAATACGGATGTCCAGCCCTTGCTCCACATTGTGCTGGACTTTACTTTTGATTACACCAAAAAGGAGAAATAGATGTTAATTCAAGGAAAAGACCTGATCGCATTCTTCCGTCGAGTAGCTGACCAGAAGAAACAAGATGCAGGCAAAGTCCGTTTTCAAACGGAACACACAATCAACTCTGAAAAAGAAGTTGAGAGCACCAGCACCAAGGATGGTGTTGTGAACAGTATTTCAGATGGCGAAACCAGCGCTGACTTCACTTCATTGGCCTACCGTGAAAATGTTGACACGGTCAACATGTGGAAGGAAATGCGTAAATGGTACCTGGCTAAAGACAAGGTTGAAGTTTGGCAGGTGGATCTTGGGAGCGCCCGTGTTGAAGGCGGTAAAACAGTCTATGACGTTGACTACTACCAAGGCTACTTCAAGAATTTTGAAATCTCAGCGCCTTCTGATGACAAGGTTGAATTGTCTTATGAAATGGCAATTGATGGCAACGGTGTTCAAGCTGTTGACTCATTGACTGAAACGCAAAAGGCAGCCGTTGAAGCTGCACAATACGCTTACCACACACTTGCAAAAGAAACTGATGCAACTGGTGTAGGTGTCTAGGTTAGATGACTGTTAGGGGCTTTATGCCCCTTATTTTTTTAAAAGGAGTTTTACAAAATGATTTTAACAATTGGTGGACGTGAATACACACTACGCTTTGGCCTCGGCTTTTTGCGTGAAATGAATAAACAGCACTCAGCAGAACTTGAAGGCATGAAAACAGGTTACGGTGCCATGACCCTCTTTAACGCAGGGCAAGCCCTTAATGACCCGATGGCCTTTGTAGACATCATCAAGGCTGGCACGGTCAACGAACCTCAAAAGCCAAGTAACGAGGCTATCGAAGCTTACCTGGAAGACTTGATTGAAACTGACAAGTATGATCAGACTATCCAGGAGATTGTGGACGAGTTAAAAACATCACCCCTACTCAAAAAAGCAATGAACCTAATCGAGTAGGGGAAAGAAAAACATCGACGTCAAATTTCGGTTACGATGAAGCGATTGCTCTCTTGATTGCTAGGCACGGCATGACCTATATTGAGGCGGCCAACACGACTTTGGAGGAGTTTTATATCTACAATACCGCTTACGCTATTCAACAAGAAGACAGGCGGTACCATGCAGCGATACAGGCTTGGTTCAATCAGAGTGTCCAGGCTACTAAAGGCAAGGGCAAAAGTGCTAAGTCAGCTTATAAGAATTTTGAGGATTTTTATAATCATAAAGAAGAATTTGACAAGTTGTTTGAGCCTGGACAACCAGCCAGGAAGGTTCTTGGCCTGGCTGACAAAAACAGGCTACTTAATCAAGCTATGAAAGGAGGAGGTTGATGGGAGCAACATTTGATGTCACGGCAATATTAAAAGCAAATGTGTCAGATTTCAGCCGTGGGCTAAAAGAAGCGCAGATGTCTTTGGAGAGCCTCCGAAACCAAACAGGCTCGAGTCTTGATAAGGTTAGTCAAAGTCTTTCGACTGTTGGTTCCTCTATGTTTGCTGTTGGAGCAGGTATGACAGCGGGCTTCACTGTACCTGTGGTTGGTGCGATTGGCGGAATCGTCAAGTCTTTTGCTAGCTTAGAACAAAACATTGGCGGTACTAAAGCTGTTTTTGGGGATTTTGCACAAACTGTTCAAAATGATGCGAAAACAGCGTATAAAAATATGGGTCTGTCTGCTTCAGATTATATGGCGACTGCTAATAAAATGGCTTCACTCTTTCAAGGTTCAGGTATTGAACAGAAGAAATCGATGGACCTTACCACTTCTGCTATGCAGAGGGCCGCCGATGTCGCTTCTGTTATGGGTGTTGACATGAGCATGGCGATGGAATCCGTTGCGGGTGCTGCGAAGGGTAATTTTACGATGATAAACAACAATCTGTCCGCTGCATAGGTGACTATGTAGTGAATGTGGGTGAACGCAATCAGCGGTGTGAGGTTCAAAAAAGAGCCTTGCTAACGGGGAAAACCTAAGGGGTAAAACCTATGGCAATCCCGTGCCAAGCCCTTTCGAGGGAAGGTGTAACGACTATCGGCTTATCACCGAGTACACTGTCTATTGATACGGTAGTGGAAGTGCCCACCAACTTATTTCAAATAAAAAATCCAACCTTTTTTATCACCTTTCTTGTAAAGGTGATTGTACTTAATTTTTGATGGTAAGCAATTGAAATGCTCTGCAGCCTCTTTTCGGGAACCGAAGATAATTTCTCTGTTTTCTTGATTTATTGCTACAACTTTTCTTTTTCTTGCTTCTGCTCTTTCTTCTGACCCGTATGCAAGTCTGTTTTGAGAAGCTGTAACCCACCTTAAATTATCTACAGAGTTATTCAGTTTATTTCCAT